TCAATTGTTCCCTTTTTAATAGCCACTTGCCCTCCTGAGAATTACTAGGTGGATGGAAAAATGCTCTTGCTCCACAAGACATGCAATACATTTCTAGATTATTGATTTCTGAGTATTGTCGGTCAAGAAACATTCTTCCTTTGCATTTTTTACAAAATATCATTAGTTAGGAATTCCGACTATTATTAAATTAATTCCAACAGTAGTGTCTCCAGCAACATTAAACTTTACTGTTCCCTCTATCTTTGAGGGTGAAACGCTTAGCAAAGTTACTGTTACATCCTTTCCAGCATCTGTATTACCAACGTTTACTGGGGTTGCTGTAACAATTGGAGCAAACTTAAATTCATTAGGCAAAGGATATGTAAATGGCTGAGAAGATCCTGATGTTTGTGATGAGCCAGAAGTGACCTGAACATATCCACCAATAATTCTTGCTTCATTTGTTTTAACACTTTGTTTGCCGTTATTTTTAGTGTCTACTGTTACATACTTATGTGTAGCAGACTCACCAAATTGTCTGGAAAGATCATTAATTGTTTTAACAATATCGTAAAGATAGGTTACATCTAAAGGTTGTCCACGCTCTGGTTCGGGTAAAATTGCCATAATATAATTATACCAGACTAACCGTTCCAGAATCATAAATCTTTAAACTTGAATTTATCGCTGGATTGATTGATGATGCTTGTATAACTACACGAACTGAAGTTGTGCCAGTTTTCAAAAATTGATAGTTCCTTGATGCAGTTGTTTCTTTGTAGGTTGGCGGAAGGGAATCAAAACCAACAAAAATATCATAAAGTATTTGTGTAGAAACCTGTCCTGATGCCCAATTTACAAATATAATATTCCCAACGGGCAAGATAGTTCCAGCACCTATAGAAACTTGTCCAGACTCTGTAACAAATATTTGAGAATATGCAGATTTTCTATTTTTGTCTTCTGAGACTAACCTAAATCTTACTACTAATTGATTAGATCCCGTGACTTTTCCAAGCAGTTCTTTTTTAACAACAACATTTTTAATGTTTTTATCTGGTGTGTTTGACATAGTTAAACATCCAAAGCAAATCTAAACTCTATGTAATTAGTCGTGTTTGCCGACTTTATTACTGGTCTGGAATTTGCATTTTTAATTACAGAATATCCAGTTAAACCATACAAAGAGTTTGTAGCAGTTGTGTTTTCAATTCTTAAAGCATCTAGGCAAACGTAAAAAGCATCTGAACTTAAATTGTTTTTAGTAATATTAGCAAAAACTCTTGCTCTTGATACTTCTGACCATCTAAATCTTAAACTTTTGTCTAACTCTTGAAAAGTTTTAGTTATAACAACATATCTGTTATTTAAAAAATCATGCTTATCTTGAGACACTCCGCCTGTATACCCTATATGATCAAGATCAACTATAAATTTTGCATATTGAATGCTTGAGTCTGATTCGGTGTGAGAAAATTCTATCATTATCTTAACATTGTCTGGAGGAATATTGTAATCTGCAACCCTGCTAACGACAGAGAAAGCAAGTCTAAGTTCGTCTAGTGGACTGTTGGCTGTAAAGTCTACAGAGGTTGGCTCAAGCACAATGTAGTCTGACCCAGTTGCCCCAATCATGCTGCCTTGTGGATTGTAGATAAGGTTTGACGTATCTCCTCTCATTGCAATAATGTTATTTAAAAATCTACACCTTTCATTTCTATTAATTCTGTCTTCATCTGTAAAAATTCTATTGTCAGCATTTGTAGAAAAAACTTTTAGTTCTTGATTATTGCTATCAACTACGTTGATAATTCCATTTTCATTAGATCCATCTAGAGGTCCGTACTGTTCAAAAATATTAGAAGGAGAGCCTCCGTCAACACTATAAGACCAACTATCTGTATCTGTAAAAGAATAAACGACTCGGCTATCTGATGCTCCAGCAACTGGATTAAATCCTGCAGAAAATATTCCTACCTCAGTAATCTCATATCTTTCTTCTGTAGGCATCTCTGCTGTTAGTACTACTTTTGATATTCCTTCTTCGTTTACAAATCCCCTTGAAATAATAGGAACACGAAACATTTCAAACTCTAAAGACTCTTTGTTTTTCATAGAATTTATTTCTGCTGAACTAAAAGTATGATCTGGCAACACGGCATTAGTTCCGCATCCAACTGCAATATAAGAAGCATAAGACGGCGTCTGTCCTACTAGGTATTTTGCTAAAATGTTTTTGCCTGTATTAGTTATCATTGAACACTCCCATAGTATATTGTATCATCAAAAATACTGCCCGCAGTCAGCACTTCAACCTCTGCCTGCTCACCCTCTTTGACATTAACTAAATTAATGACTAGGTCTCCAGTTATTGGATCTATGTATACTGACTTGCAGTTTGGGACCTTGGTCCACTTTGTTTTATCTGTCTCATTTGGGTTCTCAATTAGATCATACCCATTTCCGCACTCTGGAAGGTGATTAAAAATAGACAGGGCCAAGGATTTAAAATAGGAGTCTGACGATTGTAGCCTTAAAATATTATTTGGATTGTATTGTAGGTATAGGTCTGTAAGGTTTTTAATTGGAGCATACACCACCTTTTGTCCATTGACCAAATCATGCCTTGATATTGTTGCAAGTTCAAAACCGCCAATATCTTCAAAGATTAGGTCTGTCATTATTTCAATAGACATCGTGTCTGGACTTTCTAAAATTAAATCTGGCGTAGCAATTTTTACTGAGTCATCGGCATTTTTTGGAGATGGCTTTGGAATTGCTGCAACTGCAGAAAGATATGTTGGATATTTAATATCTTCAGCCATTAGACCACCTCACTTAAAAATAAAGTCATTTCTGGACCATCTGAACTTCTTGAAAACTCAATATTGTATACAACAAATCTATTGTTTGGATTTGAAACCATATTTATATCATTTTCTTTGTAGTCTACGCTAACAATGTCTCCAAGTTGAATAGTGGGTATAGAAAATATTTTAACTCCAAGTGACTTTCTTGGCTTTGTTATTTTTTCAACAAGCCACTTCATTAACCTAGAAGCCTCATCTTGTGACTGTATGTATGTGGTGTCTATAGAAAAATCTTTTTTGCCGTATGTCATTCTGCTGAATTTAATATCTTGGTAATCTTGTTTAAATTTAAATGGATTAGATATGAGTCGGTCTGCAACAAACTGTGGATTAGAAACAAGACTGTTTTTATTAAAATATTCGTCTACTGTAAGATTATTGTCAGATTGCTGAGTAAAAGTAACTCCCTGAATTCTCAAATAGTTACCGCTTGTTTCATCCAGAGTAATTGGGGCATCTGTTGTATTAAATATAAGAAACTCTGCTCCATACGACCCTGCCCTAAAACCAGAAATAGCATAACCTTTAATTTTGTTAAATGTCGGAGAAATTTTTGCAGTTAATGCTGGATATGCTTTGTCATATTTAAAATTAAATGATGCTGCTTCTCTCATAATGCTTCCAAATTCTTCAAAATAAATATCATATTTTGGTGGCTCAGAAGATCCAATTCCAGTTAGATATGTGTTTTGAATTAAACCACTTATAGAATATTTTCTAAAGGACTCGTTTACATCAATTTCAAAATCTCCAAAAACAGAGTTTACTGGGGCACCCAATGAGAATGAAGTGTTTTGAGAATAGTTGTTACACAAAGCATATACATTCTCAAACATTGCTCTAGAAGATCCTCTTGTAAATAATGCTATGTTAGAGTATACTGGCAATGGGTCTGTATCGTCTACAACCTTTATTACGTTTCCATTTAAATATAGGTAAAACCTTCTTGTTTTTCCTATGTCTTCGTATTCCACTGCTAAGTCATATACCGTCGGATTTTCTTCAGCAAAACTTCTAGACTGACCTGTAAAGTTTCCATCATCTACGGTTATTTCACCCAGTCCCTCCCATAGTTTGATTGGAACCGCTTTTCCATTATCAGACTTTATCTTATAGAATAAAACATTGCTAACACTCTGTTTTTCTTTTTGTGACAAGTTTCCTAGACTTAACGCTGCGATTTCAAAATAGTATCCAATATTTGATAATGGATTAAGCATTACTGCTATTCCAGCAGATCCTCCAGAAATATTGATATTCTTGTCTGGAGTAGATCCGTTAATAACAACGTATGTAGAAGAGCCATTTGATGTCTGGCCTCTATCTGGATTATTTTCTATTTTGCCAATAATTCTCATTCTGGTTCCAAAGTGCTTATATTTTTTATTTTCTAAAGACTTGTAGACATAAGAAATAAAATCTCTTGGCTTTTCTTTTGTTGTAAAGTTGGGTCCAGTTAAAGAAAGTGCAGAAGACTGAATAGACCCTGGCTGCTGTTGTGTTGCTGTAGTTATTTCTCCAGTAAGAGTTGTAGAAAGAAAATTTTTAATAAGACCAGTTCTTGAAGATGACCTTGCAATTGAGTCAGAAGAAACTCCAGAGTTTGTCACCTTGCCTGCTGGACCAGTGCCTGTAACTGTTGGAACAGTACTTTTTCCAAACAAGTATTCGGAATCCATATAGCATCCTTTTACAATGTCATCTGATTTCCAATAATCAGATATCCCAGCAGAGTGTGCAACGACTGTTGTTCCAAATTGACCACGCCCATGCTTTACAACGGCACCATTCTTTAATTTAATCGTACCATTTATATCTTCATAAATTGGCTCAGAATAAATTCTTATTAAACCAGTTGGGTATATCTTTCCATTAAATGGTAGTTTGGCAAAATAATCTTGATAGTCTTCAACAGAAGTAATCCAAACATTTCCAAATCCAGAAACATTGTATTGCACTGCATCGTATTTTATAATTTCTCCTTGTGAATAAAAGTACCCATTGTATCTACCAATCCAATATGCTGCTTCTCCAAGACTAAAAGTATTATTAATAACAATTCCATTTTTTACAATCGGAACATCTTCAGATAAATCTGAATTTAATGGAATGGCGCTAAGCAAATAAGAAGACTGCATATTGATTTCATTATTTAAAGACTTTGTATTTTCAGTGCCAGACACCTCCCATAAAAGAACTGGTTTGTAAATATAAAATCTTTCTTCATCCAAAAGGCTTGCCTGCCTTATAGACCCTACAGATCTTTGAATATGTCTTGTTGTATAATTAATAACACCACCATTATAGACATTGTTGGATTGCTCAGATATAGAAATGATATTAGAAAGTTTAGATTTTGCTAATGTTTTATTTTTTATTTCTTTGTCTTGAAACAAATCATTTGTTCCTTTAAGGGCAAAAGTGGTTGGCCGTTCTTCTGCTGTTGGCATAATATAGTTTTTACTCATCATAACAAAATTGTTGTATTCATCAAAAAACATTGCTGTTTGTGATGATATAGCCAAATCTTCTAAA